GAGTTTCTTCTAAATTCAACAGGTGAGACAGAAACCTTCTTGATTACACTCTCATCTAGGTGACTGGTGGGTCTTGTGCCCATCATACCTCTGAACACCTTAACAGGATTAGAGGTTACAGTTGTCTTAATTCTTACAATTTCATCATCAATCTTCAGATAATCACCTATCTGAAGATTAAAATCTGTAAGATTTTCGATATTGACTTCATCTGTTGTTGCATTAGCGACGGTCGAAGAAATAACAGTAGTGATACCAATGTAAGGGGTAATATCTCTTGCCCCAAAGTTCTCATCAGAACCTGACAGAAGTGTTCCACCTTGAGCAGTGTTACCAGGATAGTATGCACGAATAGTTCCACCGGTTCCTGGATTAACTGTATTAACACCAACATTAATTGTAAATGTAGTGATACCTATGTTATCAGTAACAAGGAAATCTTTATTGAAGAAGTCTACGGTAGCTCCACCAATTCTAACAGTGTTATTAACTCTCAGACCATGACCTTGGTTTGTGGTGACTGTTGCCAGACCACTAACATTATCATATACAAATGTACTGATACCAAGAGTTGGACCTGTAAGACTGAATAATGCGTCTGTAGTTGTAATAGAACCAATACCAGTGGTATTGATACCAGATGTAATAGTATCGACAGGTATTGCTCTAATAGAGTTATTACTGATGATTTCAGAAATTCTATAGAGTTGATTATATTGTACATAATCATCGGATACGACACCAGAAATTTGAATAGTGTCGTTGAGATTGTTATAAACCTTATCAACAGTAACCGAACCTTGACTGTAACCTGTGGTTTGAGAAGTTCCGACAACATTCAGTGTTTCTGTTAGAACATAACCACTACCACCATTCATAATATGAACATTGGTAATACTACCAGATGCATCTACGGTAATTCTTGCTAAACCACCAGTACCGGAACTTGAACCAGAAAGAACTGCGTTGTAGAGGTTTTCTGTTCCACCACTACCATTACCATATCCAGAACCACTAGTATTAACACTTACTTTAGTAATTTGTTGTAGTCCATGGTCACGGTCAGTAAAGATAACAATGTTTGAACCATCAGCCGCAGATTGAATATCAGTGATACCAACACCCAAATTGTTTTCATTATTAATCTTATCAAGTGTTTCTTTGGTAGTACTATTTTTTGGTTCACTGATAACGGTCTTACCAATCTTATCAGGGAGTGCATAAGTTATAGAGGGACTTGGATCTGATATTGGATTATCTCTATCAACTTGTGGATAAAGATTGATAATAGGTTGTCTGAAACTATACTCCTGTGAGTTATCAAATGGTGATACTTGAGGTATATTTGAGGTATTAAGAATATTCAGATAATAAACACCATCCTGTTGACCAGGAACATACTCCTTAACCTGTTGAACATCATAGACAAAATAATCATTATTAAAGTTCTTACGTTTGAAGGTAGGAAGACTTGTAGTTCTGTTAGAAACATTATTGGTGAAGGTTCCAGGATCAGTAGAAACACCTTCTACAGAGAATGATCTAGCACTTTGAATACCAATAACTTTAAATTTACCATTATAACCAGATTGTGCTGTACCAACAGTAAAGTTTGTACTGGTTATATTATTGACCTCAACAGTAGAACCAATAGAGAGACGGTGATTTCTTTCTGTCTCATAGAATGCAATTCCACCACTATACTTTGCATTGGTGATGTAAGATGGATTTCTGAGTTGTCCACTGTTACTCATAGTAACAGATCCTGGATTGTACTGAAGTCCTACCTCAGTATCTGTTTGTCCATTGACACGATTGGATTCTTGAACAATGAAACTATCTTTAGGAACTCTAGCAGTTCCAACACCTGAAGAAGCAGGAAGTATATATCTATACTGATAAATCCTATCGTCAGATGATCTGGTATCAGGTGTTCTTGTAATGTATGTTCTAGAAGTTGAATCACCAAGAGTGGTAGTTCCAAGACTTACCAGTTTAGAGTACAGTGTGTTATCAGATGTTGCAGTTCCAACAGTTACATACCATTGGTTTACATCAGAGTCAAACTGAATTGGATGTCCAATATCGCCAGAATTCTTATCACTAACTCTACTCTGAACACTCAAATTACCACCAAGATTGTTGAGAACTAACTCTGTTCCAAACTCAGCATCTTTTGTAGTTTGTGCAATCTTAATTTGATCATCATTCAGACCAGTTGTGATCGCATAGTAAACATAACTATTTTCAAGACCATCAGGAAGTCTTGAATTATCACTCACAACTCTAATAGATTCACCATTCTGAAAACTATGATCTTCGGTAAATGTAAGTATATTACTTGCAATGCTATTACCTGTTCCTACAGATCTACCGACTCTTGAGACCTTCACACTGGTTACATTACTTGAACCAATATGAGTCTCCGGCATTACAATTCTTGCATTGTATGTCTCAGTAGTTACACCATCAGGAATGAGAACATAAAGTCTATCATCACTCTTGGAACCAACTCTATATCCCTGGATTCTGGATTCGGGTCTAATGTCTGAATTGTTTTGATTATATAAGTAAAGTCTACTTGTAGACCCTACTCCAACAGTTCTAGAAACATCAATTGAAGTATATTCAAGATTAACATCTGTAGTGTCAATTTTTCTTGGAGGAATAATATTACTGATGTAACCAATATCATCTACATCAAATGCATCTTCCCTATATCCTTTGGACGTTAAAGAAGTTTGTCCAAAGTTACTGTTAGAGTTGGTGACAGAGAAGTCGCCACCAGATTCTGTTACAAAATGATTTGAGAAACCAATTGCAAAGATAGACACCAACTGAATGATAGAGTTGTTGGATGCCTTGATATGGAAGTTAGAATAACTTGGTTTATATTGTGCCTCAGTATCAGAATGAATATTCGTTACTGTTGTCGAATCATCGTAAGAACCAGTAACTGAATTATATTTTACAAATGCATTGTCATCAACCTGAACACTGACACCTGTGAACTGTGCAACAACCATTGACTTAAAGCCAGCTGCCTTAGAACCATCGGCATGCATACCGCACATGCCATAAACAGATCTCATTGACACATTAAAGATATATGGTGAAGCCCCAGAAACTGTATCCGTCGAAAGTTCTATAGAAACACCAGTTACTGATGGAAGAGCATTTGATGGAAGTGTTGAAGATTCATATGTAAAAGATGTGGTTTTTCCTTCACTATCTTGAGAAAGAATTTCGGTTGCAACGAATGTACCATTATATGCATCGTCAGTTACACCATTGACCTGGAAATATGTGTCAACATTTAATCCAGTAATACCATCACTCAGATTGACAGTAATTGTTGTGGATACAACTGAACCATTACCCGATCTTATACTACTAATGCCTGTAGTACCACCAGTTGGTCCAACGATACGAAATTCATCAACCTTTGGTTCAATGTCTACACCAGATGAAGGATAGTCAGGACTGATTGCACGACCGGAAGAAGGTCCATAGGCCTTACCAACCTTCTCATAATACATGTCAAGATCAGTTCTATTAGTGGTATAGTTACTAATAAATTGATCATTAATACTTACATTATTTGCACCATCTACATATTCAAATGTGGTTAGTTTATGGTGTGAGAAATTAGGAACAGCCGTGTTCTCAGTATAGTCCCTGTAAACATTACCATTTGGATTACCGTCAAATACAGTGAAACTTTGTAAGTAACAACCCCCCGTTACTCTAAAAATAGCAGATCTTTCAATATCATCATTCTCTGGGTTTGGAACATACAGAGGACGAATCTTACATTTACGAAGATCTTGTCCGACAATAGAAGTACCTCTGGGAACGATAACACCACCATGAATACTATTCAGTTTGTAGAGTTGATTAGTGGAAGACTTTACATCAAAGTTAGTATATACATCAAACTGCGAAAAATCATTACTAGTCGTACCATTTCTTAGTTTGTAACTATTGGTATCGACTGGAATCCATCCAGGTCTATTATCAACAAAGTGTTCACCAGGAGCCAACATGATAGTTGTCTTTTCAAATCTATCATTATCCAAACCTCTCTGATAAGAAAATCTAGAGGATTCTACTAAAGCTCTCTGAATACTTTTAAAGGGTCTTGCAAGTGAGTTACCCTGATTAGTGATACTATCAGTAGCATCTAGACTGTTAGGATCAACATAAAGAATATTTCCACGAACGTTCTTCAGAAAATTGTCTAAACGTGATAAGGGCATTTTACCTACAGGCCGTCTTCATTATGAGTTATTTATCCATAAAAAAACCACCCAAAAAGGGTGGTTATATTACCACAGAAGTGGCGCCTTCCTTCACACCGCATTATCTTACCATACTTTTCTCTTCAAGTAAATACTCTACTGTTGTTGCCACATCATTCATTGCATCTCTCAAATCTGGTCTTTGACCAGCTTCTTGCCAAAGTATTTCATCATCATCATTACCACAGAGAGTCCATCTCCACTGATCCAAATCTTTACAGTGCCAAAGTTGTATCTGCATGTTACTCTACAGGTAAAAGTTCAGGATTTTCTAATTCTAGGTCATACAACATAGGATGACATTCTTCCGCCAACAAATATGATGAAGCCTTATACAGCCCATCTAAGGTATACATTGGTGAATTATTTGCAGCATCAATGACATCGTAGTTATAGTAATATTCTTCTTCGGCATCATCAAAAGTAAATGGTATACCTTGAATGAAATACATCAACACTAAATTAGAAGTATCATTGAGCCAAACAAACTTGGTTTCAATTTTATATTTCATAAGAAACCCCTCGTTTGAGATATTTATTAATAGTTAGACTGTTCTCTCTAATCTATTTGTTGCTTGGTCAGGAAAGTCTCTAGGACGACTATCACCAGCATTATCAGTTCTAGCAGAACCTTCATTTGCTTTCATAGTATGCTGGAAGTTTGCTCGCTTGTATCTCAACCCTAATGGATCAGGCATCCAGTATGTCACTTGCCAATCTTGATCAGGACATAACTCAAGATGCTTTTCTACTGAATGATTGAAGCTACCCATCTGAACATGCCCATCATGAGTAATACATCTGCCATCACCAGCAGGAACTAGAAAGAGTTGTCTCATAGAACTTCTTGCTCTGGATTAAGATTTTTCACGAATTGCTCAGGATCCCTTTCTGACTTATGTATCCAATGATAACGTATACGGTTAAATATAGAGTCCCATGTCACGATACATGTATAATCCTTCATACGAATATTATTCCAATTTATTCAATTCATCTTCGCCAGTCCAAGTTACAGGATGAAGAACACAATATTCGTTGAATGTGATCTTCATCTCCTTGTCTGTCAAGTTGGCGTTCTTTGCTGCCTTGGGCAAATTCCACTTCGCTGCAAATAACATTTCCATAGACTGTCTTGTTTCTGGTCTCATAATCGTAACAGGTTAGAATTTCTTGATATGAGTTAGATTGATATTGAATCATTGAGGATCCACATACTCAATAATCTTTTCTGGAATTACCGATCTAATGGCTTCAAGTACATTCATAAACTCTTCTGGAGTTTCACAATTAGCAGTGTTCTTACTACCCTCGTTAGAATAAAGTACGAATTTACGCCTCATTAGATCAATAACACAACTTATAATATATTCATCGTCTGGACTATCAACGAGAAAATCTTCTTTGTTGTATTCCATGAATTTTATTATGAACTCTCTTATTATAGGGTGTGTAAGACGACCTGTCAAGGGTGCTGTACCACTTATGAGAGTGTCAGACTCGTAGAACCAATACCAGACACTGTAAAGGTCAATACACCACCTGTATGGGTGATTGTGACGGGTGTTGTTGATGCCGCACTGACGAATCCATTGGCAGTAACAATACCCACGTTCAGGTTAGGTCCTCCAATAATACCTTGTGCGACTGTTGCAACACCAGCAACGTTTGCATAGGTTGCAGTGCCAACACCAAGGGTAGTACCATCACCAAAAGTTGTGTAGATCTCGTTAAAATTATCGTTAGTCTTATCAAATGATGTTCTCAGTGGATCACCTGTTCCATCATTAGGAACAGAACCCAAATTAACTAATTGTTTTGCCATGATTTGTTATCTCCGTAGGGTTATTTATTACTTACTATCCGCAGTAATAAGTGTGTTATCTGCAGTAAGATTACCTGAATCTGCAGTGTTATTATTTGTCGGTAGTTCAGAATCTACCGCCTCAACAGATGGTATTGTTGTTTCAATATCTCTTGGAGAATCATTAAGACCCTCAGTTTCTTCTTGGTTTCTGATTTTTACTCTTTCTGCAGACCAGAGTTGTAGTTGTGATCCATGTTTTCTTTGTTTCGTAGTATTTGATGCAACAAACCAAGTTGTAATTCCAACTCTAGTAGAATCAATCTCATCCAACAATTGTTGTTGTTTTGTTGCAAGGTCTGAACAGACGGCACCAACAGGAACAGTTAATGCTCCAGCTCCAGGTGAGATAAGACCGAATACAGGAGTTAATTGTCCAGTGTCAGCATTCCATTCTACTGATGCTGTAC